ATGTTTATTACCGAGACAAAAATCTTTGGAAATATAAGCTGCCAGCAACAGTATATCCCACTTTTACGACTGGTGAAAAAATTTATCTGAATGCACCTACGGCAGAAGCAACGGCAAAGTATACAAGAGTTCCAATCCTACTTATCAACGGATCGGCTGACCATCACGGAGGACACGATAGAGTAGACGATACTTTCGATAAGATACCCGCTGGAGTTCCTTGGGATTTCTCGCATGACGCAAACAAAGGACACAATGTATCTATCAATGTAGGCAACGAACTTCTGTGGCTTAACAAGCACGTTCTTGGAACAGCTATTACTTGGCCGAAACGACCCGCATCATGGTTGTCCAAAGTTTCTGGAACCTGCCAATTTAATGTCCAGCCAGACACATCGCTGACAATTTCTTCTGTGGAATTCTGGAAAGCTGAAGTGGAGCCATTCAATGTTAGCCGTGTTTGGTCAAGCATAACAACGACGAATGATGGACGCACTTGGATTGGCTCAATGCCAGTTGCGGATAATAGCAAATATCTATTTGCATACGCCAATATTATCTATACAAATGGAGTTGTTACCTCAACAAGATTCAATGCTGTAATACCAAATACTCTAAACTAATTATGAACTCTGACAGCGGATTATCAACTGGAACAGGATATGTTGGCACGATATACAGCGTGTTTGCAGTAATGATTTCTATGTTACCTGAGTTAGATATATGGTTCAGAATGCTTGCTTCAATAAGCGCAATTATTGCTGCTTGGGTAAGTATTTACGTAATGATTGCAAAACTTAAAAAAGATAAATGAATGCAAAAAAAATAGCACTTGGAATGATTCTTATATCATTTATATTTCTCGCAATGGCATTCTTGACGGGGTGCGAGACACTTGGAGTTTCCCTACAGACAGACTATGGAATGTTTACTTATGAACTTCCAATACCGAAAGGAACAAAAAAATGAAAATTGTAAACGCACTACTTGATAAACTAAGTGAAAACTCCACATGGCGAGGATTGATTTTGATTGCTACAGCAGTTGGAGTTAAACTTGAGCCAGAACTGCAAGAAGCAATTCTTGTCGCGGGCCTTGGCCTTGTTGGACTTATTAACGTAATCCGTAAAAGCTAATGGTTCCAAACTCCAGACCACAGCAAGCGAAAGAAAAAACACTCGCAATGGTTATCAGGGCGGGTATAGAAGATCGTGTCGCTTTGGTTGGAATTAGAGGGTATTATTCTGAAACATTTGCTCCATCGGGAAATAATCGCGGCATCTATGACGATGCGATTATATTACTATCACCAAGTGTCCATGCTACATTTAATGCTAATACTGATCCGTCGGTTTTTAAAAAAGGCATCGCGGTGCTTAAAACGGGTGTTCATAGGTTTCGTAAAGGGAATCATGGCATTAGTAAGCCCGGAGGCGGCTACCCAGCGTTACGACCTGCTAACGCAAAAGAAGAGCTACCGGTTACGCGAGACATTACTGGAGACGATATGGGCATCGCTATCAACATCCATAAGGGCAGTTACAAATCAACTTCGAGCGAAGGATGCCAAACGATCTATCCCGCGCAATGGGATGGATTCATCAACCTGGTCTATTCAGAAATGAGTCGATACAACCAAAAGACAATTCCCTATCTTTTAGTGGAACAAACATCTTGACATAAACCTAAACTATCGTTAACGATAAAACTATGAGTTGCGGAAATTCCAGAAGTTCTAAATGCAATCCGTGCGGCCCAAGTGAGGCGGCAATGAATGAGATTGTAAATCGTGCAGCTTACTATGCTCGTATTGCGGTAGAAGCCGCAGGAGGAACAACTGGCGGCAAAGCACCAACTGGTGGAAATACCTTTGGAGTATTCTACGAGAATGACCAAGTAATGGTAACTGACTACACCATCACAACTGACCGCAACGCAATGTCAGCAGGGCCAATTACAGTAAATCCTGGGGTCACACTAACAGTGCCAGCAGGTAGCACATATACAATCGTATGAGTCTCATTAAAGCAAACGCAGTCCAGATCGGACAATCTAACACAGCAACGCAGAACTTCACGCTGGCAGTTCCATCGTCACCAGACGGCACGATTAAACTGGCACGGGGCAATTCTGGAGCAACTACGCAGGATGTATTGACTGTGAGTAACGCTGGCGTTGTATCGTTTCCGCAGGGTTTTTCTGGTAACGCATCAAGTGCTACTGCGATTGCAACTGGCAGCACAACTGCTCGTTCGTTAGCAAATAGGTTTGCTGATATTGTAAATCCAATTGATTTTGGAGCTATTGGAGATGGTGTTTCTCGTCCACTTTCTACTATTTATGCAACTCTTGCTGCCGCTCAAAGTGTTTATCCATTTGTAACATCATTGAGCCAAGAGCTTGATTGGGCTGCAATTCAAGCGGCTGTAAACGAATCAATGAAAACCGGAAAAATGGTTTACATTGTCGGCCCCGGCCCATACATGATTTCTGATACTATTGTTGTTAAAATCACAAGAAATGCAGCCCCGACACCTCCTTCTCCCGGATCAGATGTTCATTTTTTGGATTTAACTAATGCCACAATTATTGGATATGGAATGCCAACATTGAAAGCAACAAATGCAATTGCATCAATGATGGAATTAATTTATGATACAACTGATAGTGATATTGGGCCATTCTATTCAAAAATAGAAGGATTGGGATTTGATGGAAACAACATTGCAATTGCAGCCATTAAATCAGATTATACAATGCACTGTTCAATTGTTAGAAATAGAATTTGGAATATTGAAAGAGGAATTGAATACAATGGATATGCAGTTTCTCTTATTATGCACAATACTATTAGGGCAAAATATGCGTTATATTTCCCCGGCCCCGGCGGTGGAGATAGCATGATTTTTGCAAATGATTTTTATTCACCACAAGGAATGGATTCATCATGTTGTTATTTTGGGTATTATTCTGGAAATACAAAAATAAGCGGAAATACATTTACAAATGAATATGGTTCTACATATTTAACAATTGGAATTCAAGTTGCTGGTGGCCCAACGTCTGGACAAGAATCACGCGATCTTATAATAGAAAATAATGAGTTTTCTGGATTTAAGAATGCTATTAGAATGGATGGACAAGCATCTGGAAACAAAAATATTTACAGAATAATTATCACTGGAAATAGAACATTGCCGTATAGTTCACAAAATGATGGCTTGCTTGTATCGGCGGTAGATTGCCGTGGATTGCATATTGTTGATAATTTATTTAATTCAGACGCTTTAAGTGTTGCTACTGGTATTGGAGTTGATCTTACAAGATGTCAACAAACTAAAATAGCTGACAATAAATTTATAAATTACAATACTAATGTTTTGGTATTAACTAATTGTGAAGACACTGAAGTTGTAAATAATACATTTATTGATTGTGCAAAAAGTGGAATATCATTTGTTGTTGTAAATTTATATGGTTCATCTTCAGCAAGAAATTATTTTAAAAATAATTATTTTAAACAATCAAATAGCACAAGTTTTGGAGAATATGCTATTCTTGAAAATACTGGAGTAAACTATACATTTAGTTTTGATAATATATTTGATGGATTTGAACGACCGCACACGAAAGTTGGAGCAAATTCAATCATGCAAAGAAAAGAATATTCATCCACAATTCCAGCAACTGGTAGTTTTTACCAAGGAGATATAGTTTGGAATACAACCCCATCTGCTGGAGGAACACCCGGATGGGTATGCACTACAAGCGGAGTAAATACATTTGTATTTAAAGCAATGGCTAACCTTGCACCATAATATGGAAAACAAATCAGACAGATACGAGGATAGAGGGAACTTTTTTCCAGACATTAATGCAATAAACAAAATAAGTGAAAAAATAACAAAATCTTCTTACTCTAATAAAAATATTAAAGAAGAACAAAAAATAAAACATGAGCGCAAACATTAAAGCATCCACAGACGGAACGCAGGCAATCATCGGGGTAGGTGGCGTTGACCAAATGACTGTGAGCAACGCTGGCGTAGTCACGGCAAATAGCTTTGTAGGGAATGTGACTGGAGGAGGAACATTTTCTGGTAACGCATCAAGTGCTACGGCTCTTGCAACCGGATCGACTACGGCAAGGACATTGGCAACCAGATTTGCTGATGTGGTGAATGTATTGGATTTTGGTGCTGATCCTACCGGAGCAACAGATTCAACTACGGCGTTTAATGCTTGTCCAAATGGAATGGTATTTATTCCAGAAGGCAACTACAAAGTAAAAGGGTGGATTCCAAAAAACGATACGACTTATTTTGGAACAAATAATACAATTCTTACTCTTACATCTCATGGGCTACCAATTTGCGACATCCCAGACGGAGCGCAAAATATAAATTTTAGTAATATAAAATTTGTCGGTATTGCAAGTTCAACTAATGTAGCAATTCAAATTTTTGATACTAATCTTTATCCATTTGAAAATAATATAAATATTGATTTTTGTTCTTTTTCTACTTTTGGAGGTCATGCAATTATTGCTGGAGGTCTTAAAAAAGCAAGAATTACAAATTGCTCATTCACGAAAACGGCACAAGTTAACATACCAAGCGGAACTGCAAGTTGGCCTGCTATATGGATGAGCGGGCCTACTGCATATGCTTCTCAAGCAAGGGATATTATTATAGATAATTGCAATTTTCATGATACATATTGGTCTGCTATGTATGTTCCGGGTCATTCAATAACAGTTAGCAACAACCATTTCTACAAAATAAGAGAATCTGCACTTTTTATAAATCAAGATGCTCGATATGTATCTATTATAGGAAATACTATTGACACAGTTAATGTGCAAAATATTTCAGCGTCAGGTGTTGAGCTTGGCGGGCAATATAATAGCGTGATTGGTAATATAATAAGAAACACAGAGCTTTATGGTATTTCAGTCCAAGATTGCTTCAACTTTACAGTTGTTGGAAATAGTATTGATACAACATCAACTGGTATCGGAATAATATCATCACTTTCCAGTAATCCCCTTGGTTTCCAAACAAAAGATGGTGTAGTTACAGGAAACAGTATTGAAAATGCAGAATACGGAATTTTTGGGTTTAGAATGATGGCATCAGACCCGCCCATTAGACTATGCAATATTTCTGGAAATAATATTACTTCAAGTGTAACTAAAGATTATTCACAATTAAATACTCTTACTACTTTTGCATTCAGCACAAGATTAAAAGATAATAAATTTGATGATAATTTAGCAACAGACACTATTGATTTTTCTTCAAAAGGAACTGGAAATATGGTTTTATTTAGTCTTCCATTCCGACCCAAATCCCTTCGCTTTGATTCTGTATTAAATAACACTACAGCAGGATTTAGTAATTCAATATCAATTGCAAAATTTGGAGACGATGATAACGGAACACCATACCCAAGATGTATATCATCAACGCCAAATGGATCGGCAGTTGCTGGAGGTAACGCTATTAATATTTACAATGCTACATTTACTACAGTTAAACTACAAATGAATCTTGTTAGCGTCACTTTTAATACATCTACTGATTTGTGGGATGTAAATGTCAACATTGTTACAAATACAGGTGAAGCAGTTTGGGCTATTTATACAGCAACAGAATAAAATCATATGAACGAACATACTTCAGATTGTAAAATTCACGATGACGGATCATGCTGCGATTGCGGAGTGATTGAATCAAAAGAAAAACAACAATACTCAAAGGAAGAAACAAATAAAACAGTATAATATTATGGCACTTACAAAAACAATTAAAAAAGAAAACAACTTCGGACAACAATCAACGCTTAATGATGTTTATATTAAGGTCGTTTCTACTTCTTCCACTAAAAAAGAAGTTCAAGCTGTTGTTAATTTCTTGGAATCAAAAGATGGGAAATCTTTGTTTGGTGAAGTATATTCGTTCCCATTGAACTTGAACGGAGAAAACCCAATCAAGCAAGCCTACCTCCATCTTAAAACTCTGTCTGAGTTTTCTGACGCAGTAGACTGCTAATACACTATGAGTTACTGCACACCTTGCCCACCATGCGACACGAACTTTCCGTTGTTGTGTGAACCACTTGAAACAACTGCCAATGGCAAACGATTGGTAGTAGAAGACTCTGCTGCTTGTCAGAAAACGATTCAGACTCCAGTTGCCCAACAGGTCTTAAAGACTGATGGTGCTGGCAATCTAACTTGGACTAACGGAGCAAGCGGAACTGTATTGAGGAAAGATTCAACCGGATTGCTTGAGTTTGCTACGCTTAATAGCGTCCTTCAATCTGGCCCAGTTGATCTTGGTAGCCAACCATTGACTACTACTGGAGCATTGACTGTAGGTTCACTTTCTCCAACTCTTGCTATTACGGCATCGTCGCTGACTGTTTCTGGTGTAGTTACCGCAGCAAGCGTAACTCTTGCCGCTGACCCAACTATTGCTCTTGGAGCAGCTACAAAGCAATACGCTGATTTAAAAGTAGCAAAAGCTGGAGACACAATGACTGGTGCGCTGATTGTGAATAGCACAATTGCATCAAACAGCACAATCCTTGCAAATGGTAACTCATCAAAGATTGGATACAATACTGGTGCAGGTGGAACGATTACCCAAGGTGCAGGCGCAAAGACGAACTCTGTTACGCTGAATCGCCCTACTGGAATTATCGTTACCGATAATGCGGCCCTTGCAGCCAATACTGCTGTTACCTTTAACTTGAGCAATTCAGTTATCGAGGCTACTGACATTGTAGTTGTGAGTCACATATCTGGAGGAACGCTTGGTTCATACAATTTCGCGGTGGCTCCAGCGGCAGGCAATGCTAATATCGTAATCCGCAATATCACAGCAGGAAGTTTGTCTGAAGCATTGACATTGCGTTTTATCGTAATCAAGAGTGTCAACGCATAATGCCAGCAGAAGGATCAGTATTCGATGGATTTACAAGTATCGTAGCGCAGGACGCAGATACTCATCCATCGTATTTGCCAGAGTCTGTAGTATCAGAGTCGGTAAATAGGACATTCCGAGGCGGCATCAACCGAACCAGGCCAAGCATTCGGAACATCCCAATTGTTGCAGGAGCAAACCAACCAGAGACTATCGTTAACGATATTCTTGGTGGTAGCTTCCAAGGTGCGTATCCATATCGGGCGACTAACTACAGAACAAGCGATGGACTACTGCTATCTGTATCAGGAATTATCTACTTCCTAAAGATCGTAAACAACCAAGCATACGCATACAAGGTCATCGAAGGTAACGATCCGGGCATGATGCACACATTCTTCGTGCAAGCTGAAGATCGGGCCTACATCCAAAACGGCTACCAGAATGCGATAGCATGGGATGGAGTATTAGGAACTCTGACAGCAAGCGAAATCCAGAACGGAGACTACTGCGAGATTGTTTCAGTTGGCACTACAAACTTCACTCTAATCGGTGCGCCATCCAATACAGTCGGAGTAAAATTCACGGCAGTTATTACAGATACTCAAAGGGGAACAGGGACAGGAACAGTAAAACTTCCTGCTTATCGTTTGAACCCATACCTCGCCAAGATGCCAATTGGGACTGTGATGGAATACGCCTTTGGCCGAGTCTTTGTTTCTGACAGGTTCAATCAAATCTACGCTTCAGATATTATCTATGGTGGTGGGTTTACTGACACCAAAAATACCGAGAACTTCACAGAGATAGGATACTGGGCAGAAGGTGGCGCGTTCTCTACTCCAGCGATGATGGGGAATATTACTGGCATGAGAGTAATGCCACAGATTGGAACCAACCTTCGCGGCCAAGGTGAGCTTGTAGTCCTTACTGGTAACGGGGCATTCTCAATGGATGTATCTATACCAAGAAGCCAATGGAACACATCGAACATCCAACGCATCTCATTACTTGGGCGGGGATGCACAAGTCCGTATGTCGGCCTGGCAAACTCTGAACTTTGGTTTAGGTCACACGATGGTTGGGCATTCTACTCCAATAGCCAATCTGAATTTGCGCGATACTTCTCACTGCGTAAACTATCAAGGGAAGTAAACAAATGGGTTACGAACGATACACCTTGGCTGAAGCAATTCGCTTCTACGATGTTCTTTGATAACTATCTTATCAGCACAGTAGCTCCACAGACCTATCGTGCGGCAGAAGTAGAAGGATTGAACAGGTATCACAGGGGAATGGTAGTTCTTGACCTTGACCAATCATCTTCACCCGCGCCGGACGCACAGCTTTCCTTTCGCTGGAATGGCATCTGGACAGGCTTTAGACCTACTCAACTACTCACAGCACTAATCCAAGGTGAGAAGCGCGGATTCGGATTCTCGTTTGATAAAGACAACAAGAACCGACTCTACGAATTTACAACGAGCCAAGGCGACGATTACGGCCCGAATGGAACAAGGCAGATTGAATCCTTCTTCACCACTGGTAGGTATGACTTCAACCGAAGCGGGGCGACAAACAAGTTCCTCCGCAAAAAGATTACTGGTGGAGAAATGTGGATGAGTGAGATTAAAGGAACAGTAGATAGTGCTGTTGAATTTCGTGCTGATTCTAATCCATGCTGGTCAGAACTTAAAGTTCCAACAACATTCGGGTGTGATCCATGCTCGCCGAAAGTAACAGAATGTGTCCCACAGAAGGGTGGCAATCGCTATAAACGCTACAAGTTTAACACGCCGGACCCAAGTGAGTGCAATGACTTGGCAGGCATCCCGTCGGTAGAGGGAAGCGAGTTTCAGATCAAAGTCAACCTAACTGGCGCAGCTACTGTTGACCGAGTTCGACTGATGGCAAACATCAAGAACAACGACGATTCCCCAATTGGCGACTGCCCAGAAGAAAATGAGGAATGTGAACCATTTTTGTGTTGCCAAGAAAAATATTGGGAATACAATATCGTAAATTAATTTATGGACAATCAGGATTCAAGCCCAGCACTTACATTCCCAAATGTTCCAGATGACTTCTGTCCAGTTGGTAACTGGCAGAATGTGTTCCAGATATTCATTGATGAGGTTCTGGCTAACGGAACGATCAATGTTCCCGGCCTTGGAGATGTAACTCCATCGCAGATTGCTCAAATCAACGAAGACCTTGCTGACCAACAGACTCAGATTTCTGCTAACACGACAAACATCACCAATCTTACTACGCAGGTAAATGCAATTCCTGTTGTTAATGTAAGAAGGGGTGTGGTAACAGGAGTTCCTACTCTTGACTCTATTCAAACTGTTTCTTTTGCTGCGCTTCCAAATGTGAATTATGCAGTATCAGTTACTCCAGTTTGCGCTGGCACAATTGGTGCTTCTGCAACTCCGTTATTTGCATTAAATGACGCAAGCAAAACAACTACAGGATTTTCAATTCGCGTCGAAAATAACATTTCTAATATCACAAGTATTGAATGGATGGCAGTTCATACTTCGTAACAACATAGCCATAAAGAAAACCAAACATATGACACCACTAAAAGGAACCGATCCTAAACTCGTCTCTGGCGGCTCACCAACTCGCGGCATGATCCGTGAAGGTATGGGCAATATGAACCCGCCTAACACTGGCAAGAATCCATACTCCAGCGCACCGCTTCCCAAATCTGGAAAGCCCGTTGGCGGAAAATAATTATCGGTAACGATAACCTATGGCTGATACCCTCGAAGAGATGGTTGAAGTCGTCAAAGGGTTCGTCGGCGATTCAGGCGTTTGTTCTTATGACAGAGCCGTTAAAGCCGTAAACCAAGCAAGACGACTGCTCTGGAATAAGAGAGCTTGGACAAGCCAAGAAGAGTATGTCCAGATTTGTTGCGTGAACGATTGCTTCACGCTGCCGTCTCGCTATGAGCAAATCAAACTTGCATGGATTGGCAATGAATCCGCATCTCTCGCAGATGAATGGTTCAATGCGACCAATGCGTTTGCTCTCCATGCCGACCACTCATGCCATAGAGGAATTGTAGAAGTAGGAGGACTCCATGTTCTCTTCCGAGATTATACTACCCATCCATACCAAATTGGCGTGATGGCAGAGGAAGTTGAAGACATCGGCGTTGAGTTGATGTTTGAAGCACAAGACCAGTATGACACCTATCATAAGGTCAAAGTCACTACTGCCAATCCTCCAACGCTGGCTAAATCCGATCTCCTTGTTAAAGGAATTCGCGGAGTAACCAAGCCAATTACTAAAGGCAGGATTCGGGTATACGCCTACGACACGGCATTGGAAGCAAAGACTCTCATTGCCATCTATCAACCTAACGATGCCAACCCTACATTCCGTAGGTTTAAAGCACCGAGGACTTGCGAGTGCATTACACTCTACGCATCTAAAAAATACTTTGACCTAACCGATCCAAAGGAACTGGTAGAGTTCATCCCAGATGCAATGATCTATGCGGTTCTTGCATTGAACTCGCGTGAGAATCGTAAGGCTCAAGAGTTCATGAGCAATCTGGCATTGGCCGTGCAGGAGCAAGAGAAAGAAATGGAAAACACAGAAATCCCAACTGCCGCTCCAATCCGTTTCGCAAACTATAGTCGAGCAGAAAACCTAATCGGGTCTGACCTATTGTCACCATCACCGAACGATTACTTTCTATACAGATGACACTGACAATTCCAGACAAGATTGATGCGAGAAATGTAGTTGGATATGGTGATCCAGACTACGAACTCAACTTAATGGATTTGGAGATTCTGAAGTTACCTCCACGGGAATGTCCGCTGGTGCATAGGTTCACGCCGGGTATGTATATTCGGGAAATCTATATGCCGAAGGATACGATTCTCACAACTTTACTCCATCTTACCACGCATCCGTTCTTCGTAATGAAAGGCGATGTGACTGTCTGGTATCATGGCATCCCCGCCCATCGCTACAAAACAGGCTACAGCGGCATCACAGAAGCAGGAACAAGGCGTATGCTCTACACTCATAGAGACACAATCTGGACAACCTGCCATGTTACAGATTTAACTGATCCAGACGAAATTATTGACACGATCACTTCAAGAGACTTTAATCCTCACATCGCCAAGGAAGACCCAAGGGTACAAAAGTGGCGGCACAACCGAACCGACTTAATCAAATGAGATTCCTTTTACCAGACCCATTAGGCAACGATAAGCATTCACAAATGTTTCACTCCAGTGCATTTGCTATTGCTGCTGGTGTGGTTGCTGTAGGTGCTGCGGCAGGATCAGCAGCTATTTCCATGTCGGCAGCAGATCGCGCAAAGAAAGCTCAAGGCGCAGCAGCAGGAGCATTTAAGAAACAACAAAGAGAAGCGGTTTCCGAATATGAATCGGGCCAGAAAAAAGTTGGTAAGATGATTAAGGGTGTTAAAGCACCTCAGTATAATCTTGGATCAATGATCGGTGATGCAAGGCAGATTACCCAATACAACATTGAGCAAGGAAAAAACATTTCAGATTACTACCGCCAGCAACTTGAGCAATTTCAACCTGGAGCGGCACAGCAACGCCAGCAAGCCCAAGCTCAAATTGGACAAGCGATGGATGTTATTTCTCAATATCTTAAAGGGGAAGTGCCACAGGATGTTAAAGAACAAATAATGCGTAATGTGGCTGAAAGTGCTGGCGCGGGATTTAACCCGGCAACAGCAGGTCAAGTTGGTGGATTTCAAGCGGCACAAGGGCAATTCGCCCGTAACCTTGGACTAACCTCTCTTGATATTCAAAGACAAGGACTCGCTGCAATCCCAAGTATCCAGGGTACAGCGCAAAACTGGCAGCAATTGGCAAGGGCATTTACAGCTGATGTGAGGGCATCGGAACCACTTGATGTTGGTAGACTGCAACTTGGCTATCAAACAGCAGGAGCAGAAGTCGGATTGCAAAAAGCCAGAATGACATCTGATATGTATAATAACATCTTCAATGCTCAATCTGGATTGGCTACGCAAATCTACGGAGCAAACAAAGAGAATGCCGCCGCAAGCTATGCCGCACAGCAAGCAGTCGGCCAAGGTGTCTCTGATATTGGTAAAGCTACCTCTGGCGCGTTGATGGGGATGGGTGGTGGTTATGGTCAATTAGCTCAATCCGCTATGTCTGGCGGCGGCGGATATGCTTCAATGGGACAAGCACAACAAGCCGCACCATACGCGGGAAGCATCAGTCAAGTTTATGGATCGGGATATGTTCCAAGAGCAACAGCCGTGTAAAATATTATGTCTATCGCAGAACTCATAATGCAGGGAACCAATCGCGCATCGGAATCTACCTCATGGGTTGGAGATTCTTTGGCTAAACTTGGTCAGAATGTAGGTGCAGCGTTGGCACAGAGAGAGCAGCAGAAGCAAGCTCAAGAGATGCTACCATTCTTGCAACAGAGTATGCAGGAGTCGATGAGTCTTGCTGGAGAAGGAAAATCTGGTGAGGCGTACAGTAAAATGCTTGGCACATTGAATCCACAGATAATAAACAATCCACAATTGTTGCCATTTATTAAACTTGGATTTGATGCAATTGGTAAATCAACTGATGACTTCCAAAGGCAAAGTCAGATTAATGCCTACAACGCTCGTTACAATACAAGTAATGTTGGAAACATAATTCCCGGTTCAGAAGCAGCAGAACAAGCTGTAATGGGAACGGAAGCGCAACCTGATATAAATCTTCCCGTAGATGAAATGTCTGGATTGCCAGCAACGCAACCTCAATTAACTCCAGAAGAACGAGCAGCACAACTTGGAGCAGAAGGCAAACCATTTAAAATGCAACAACCAGAAATGGCTGGCCCAACTAAAGAAGCCGCACAAGCTCAAAGAGATTTTGAAAAATTACCGACATACAAACAAGCGTCAGTTGCAAATGTTGCTGGCTATAATGCGTTGCCTGCACAACAAAAAGTTCAAGCTGCAAATCAAGCTATAGCATTTGACCCCGGTGCTTCCAAATATGAAGAAGCTAAAATTGATCTTGGTGAATATGGAATTGATATTGGAAGTATTGGTATTCCAAAAGTAAATGAACAAGTTAGGATTAAAATGACAGCAAGTGGAACTAATGATGATCCAACTGTTCGTAAAACATTTTCGCAAGACTTTGTAAAAGTCGGAGAACAACAATACAAAGACAACCAAGAATTTGTTTCTAAGATTAGGGATTCATCTGCGAAGCTATCTAAAGAAAGACCCGCTGCCGACCAACCAACATTTAAAGAAATCTTTCAACAAAATGGTGGCATTCTAAATGCAACGCTTGCTCCTGCTCCAGAAGATGAACTTGCAACTGGCAAATCTAAATTCCCATTTGTTGTTATTCCAAGACAAGGCGCAAATCCAATTCCAATTACTGAAAAACAATATGAAATGATTCAAACAATTCAAACTGTTCCAGCAATTGCTGATTCTACAGGATTGAATTTGTCTGCATCTAAAAATATTCAAAAACCATCTTCTCAAAATCAATATGCAGAAGGAACCGTTGCAGAACAAGGTGGCAAAAGATATAAGTTTACAAACGGAAAATGGGTAGCTATACAATAATGTCATGGCATTCGATCCATCTCAACCATTCAGCATTATTCCTGAATCGGAACTAACTGGTTTTGATCCAAATAAACCATTTAAAGTTTTATCAGAAAAAGATTTAGAACCAGTAGGCACTTCTATTGGTCAAGAAATCTCTCAGCTTCCAGCAGCACTCAAGCAATCGTTTGGTCAACCGCTTGAAGCTATGGGTGAGACGGCACAAGTTGCTGGATTCCCCGCAGTAGCCACAGCATTGAAGGGCGCAATTCAAGAGCCAGAAGGTTATGTTTCCGCTGGTGAACGCTTCATGGCTCCACAAGAGGGTGAGTTTCAAGTTGCTGGCTTTGCTCCTCAGTATGCTCCAAGGGCTATTGCAGAACAGACTGGTCAGATTCTTGGAAGCATTGGAACTCGTATTGCTGGTGCAGTTGCTGGTGGTGGACTTGGTGCATTGATAAGTCCCGGCGCAGGCGTTGCTGGTGCGGCGGCTGGTTCATTTGCAGGGCCAGCATTGTTTGAAGCAGCGCAAATCGTTGGGCCAGTTGCATTGGAACGAGCCAAGAACAATGGTTACACAGAACCTACCGATAAGGATATGGCTTATGCTGTAGCAACTGCCGCTGGTTCTGGTTTGCTAAATGCTTTTGGAGCCAAGTATCTTCCGGGTGGAGAGAAGGCAGTTGGTTCATTTTCTAAACGCCTTGCCGCTTCGTTTATCGGAGAAGGAATTCCAGAAGGTTTGCAGTCTTTGACTCAACAAGTTGGTGAGACTATAGAAACCCAAAAGGGAATACAGGTTAATCCTAAACAAGCAGTCGGTGAAGCATTGATTGGTGGCGGTGCAGGCGCGGCAGCTACTATTGTTTCCGCACCATTCACGCCAGAACAAATCGAGGAACAGAAGATTACTGAACGCGCAAACAAAGAAGCTGAGAACCTTGTTATCGGTAACGATAATCCTCAAGGCAAAGCGGTGCTGGCAAACAAACAGAAACTTGAGCAAGAAATTGCTGATGCAAAGCAAGTGCTGTCAGCCATCGAATCAACTGATCCTGTTGCACAGAAGCTCAAGTTAGAACTTAAAGAGAAAGAAGCTATCCTTGCCGCCGCACAAGGACAAGTTGATAGCATTGTAGATTCTAATGAGCCAGTAGTAGAAGCAGAGAGACAACAGATTGAATTGGCAAAAGCGATTACTGCACCCGAAGTTGCCGCGCCAGTCACAGAAGCCATTACTCCTCCCGTTGCCGAGGTTATTCCAGAAGCTCCCGCTCCACAAATAGTAGAAGGATTGCAAGCGGTATCAGAAAACACCGCAACACCAACGCAACTTACTGAGCTATCTCAATCTGGTCTTGTAGATATAGTCAAAGGTGAACCAGTCATTAATGAAGAGGGGCAAGCGGTATTAACGCAAGCTGAAGCACCTTTACCTAAACTAACACCAGAAGAAAGACGAGCAGAGATTGAAACTGCACCCGTAGCCGAGACTCCTGCTGTAGCACCCGCGCCAGAGATTGTTTCCCCATTAGATGTAACCGTCGTTCCTGCATCTGAAGCTGGTTACAAGGGGCCGATGGCAAGGGGTAAATGGGCTGTTATTGGAGGCCCGATGGCAGACACTCCAGAGGCTGCTGTTGAAGAGTTCAATAAACTTGAGGCACGCAATCTTGAAGTCGCGCAACAAAAATCAGATTTTGAATCGGTCAAAGAGAAACTTCGTTTAGGAACATGGCAAGAAGTTGACATTAAGAAAGCTACAAGATATGGTAAAACTTCCGCGCCAAGGGGCGAGGTTGAGGGAATCTTGAACCAACTTGGACTCAAAAAGTCTGAAGCAAAACAAGTTGTTGATTCTGTTCCTCAAATATATGAAAGCGCAAAGGGAACAACATATTACGAAGTTGGAAATGTAATTGAACGCGCTCGTTTCCGTGGGCTTTTGCCAGCAAAGGTAGCTCCAGAACAAAGACCCAGTGCAAAAACTGAAGCGGGAATTCGTGATTTAGAAGCAATTAGAACCACAACCCCCGCTATCACGCCTGCCCCCGTAGCCGAGACTCCTGCTGTAACAGAAGCACCCGCCGCAGAGGTTGCGAAACCAACTGGAGGAATTGATTACTACAAACAACTTGGCGAGCAAGATGCGCTGGATTCTAATCGCAAAAAAAAGCGAGCAGTTCCACAGAACTTTAAGTTGGCATATGAAGTAGGATGGTCTAACGCAAGAAAAAAACTTAGAGCAGAACCAACCCCCGCAGTATCGGAAACGATAACACCCGCCGCAGAACCCGCAGGTAAAGCAGAAGACAAACGCTACAATCCATTAGGCTACGACATCGCGGATGTAGTCGAAGATGTTAAAGCAGGGAAAACAAATACCCCTCTCCGTGCTGTTAATCAAGTAATCAAAGAATCTACTGAGCTTCGCAAACGAGTAAAGGCAGAGTCAGAACGCAGGCAGCAACCTCGTAAGCGGGGTAAGGCGGCAATCCTTGAGCGTGTAGCAAGGGAACGCAGTGCTGGCAACATCACAGAGAAGACAGCACAAGCCCTCACCGACTTTGTAAATCGTATCCGTGAAGACGCAATAGGAGACACAGCAATCTCTATCCGCGAGAAAGGAGTCAGTAACTTTGACTTCGCAGACAACCTCGTTACATTCTTTTTGAACCAAGATAAGGGCAATCTCGGAAGGGAAGTAGCTGTGCATGAGTTCTGGCATGGACTATCCCGCTTCTTACCAGAGGCAGAGGTAGAGCAGATCAACAAAGATTATGTTCGTGAACTGGCGGCATACCTAAAGAAGAATCCTTGGTTCCTCGCTTTCGTCGGAAGATACACTCTAACTCCAGAGCAATACGAAGCATACAAGTTCTTCAATCCGAAAGAGGCTGAAACAAAGCTAACTCCTATCCTTGATGATCGTGGAAACATTATCAAATATAAGATCAAGTTTGATAAGGATAACTACCGCTACATCATGCTGGATGAGTTCATCGCGGAGAAGATGACTGATCTTGTCCTTGGCAAGCAAGCGATACCAGACACATTCCTTGGTAAGCTGGCAAAAGTATTCCGCGAGTTTCTTGCATTGATTAAAACAAAACTCGGCATTGATCCCTACGAGAAGTTTTACCAACTTGTCACAGATACCAATGAAAGATTAACTCTGCAAAGGGAAAGTGGTGTAGCCCCACCAATCCAAATCTACGAGCCACAAGAATACGACTACTCTACACGCAGAGGAATAGAGGCAGAGACGGCACAAGATGCCGAGTATCTTGCAGCGGTTGAGAGTGGAGATATGGATACCGCCCAAAGGATGGTGGATCGGGTAGCAAAGAAAGCAGGGTATAATGTTGGGCCTGTATGGCATGGAACTAAAAAATGGCCGTTCAATTTTTTTAAGCTACCTGAAATTGACGATGGGACTGCTGATTCAATGGCTTATAGATTTATTCTTGAAGATAGGATAAATGATATTTTAAGTGGTGCAAAAATTATACCAGCAGATACAGCACCGCTCGGATTATGGTTTACCGCAAGAAAAGGGATTGCTGAAGGTTTTGCAGGTGTCGTTGATAAAGCTATAGCGGATGCATTCCGAGCCGCCGGATTGCCATACGGAGAATCAAAAGTTGTTTCGGCATTCTTAAAATTGAAAAGACCCAAAGTTTATCCTACTCTACAGGAGTTACTTGATGATTTAGCAATATTCAAGAACCCATTACTATTGCGGAAGCAATTAGCCGAAAGTGGGCATGATGGTATTGTGATTTCAGAATCTATCACAGATGCAGACTATGTTGGTGGAGACTTAACCCCAAGAAAAGACTTCGTTGCATTTTATCCAGAACAAGTAAAGTCAGCAGACCCAGTAACATACGATGACGCAGGCAATGTGATCCCACTTTCACAGAGGTTCCAGCCAAGCGAACCTGACATCCGCAGGATGGCAGTAGAACCAACACCAATAGAACCAGAAGCAAAAACAATTACTGAAGGATTGGTTCAAGGAATTGATATTGGCAAAGAAAACAATATGCCAATCAACAATAAGATTGAGAGTCATATTAAGAACTTCGCTTTTGTCCGTGGTATTTTTGAATCGGCAAGTGACAGGTTGCGTAGGGCTAAATTCACTAAGCTGGCTACGGCTATTGATGATTACTACGATCAAGCTCAACGCCGACTTGGATTCGCTAACAAGATTCTACTGCCAGCATTTGATGAGTATTCTAAACAATCTAAAGCAACCAAAAAAAAGATTGATGAAGAAGTCAAAAGGTTCTTCGCGGCACAAGAAAACAAGCGAGACACCGCTGAGTTCTTTGATGAACTAAATCCAATCACTCAGAAGATTGTTACTGCTTGGCAAAAGTTTGGTGAAGAATCTGGAAGTGAAAACCAAAGAATCGGAATCAAAGTCTTTGATAAAGGGCTACAAAGATGGCGACCAATTGGAAAGGTAGAAAAGTTTTGGCCGCGAGTTCTCAAGCCAGAGTATAAACGGGCATTGATGGAGCCAGACAAATATCAGAAGGAATACAATGAAATTGTAGATGCCTTGATGAAGTCTGGAAGGATTCAAACTCCAGAAGAAGCAGAGGTATTTATCTCTGACTACCAAGGAACAGGAAGTCAGAATGATTACTTCTCTGGAATCGAAGCTGCCCGTGGGCAGGCATTCCCAGAAGAACTTTACGATTACTCTACGCAAGTGATGACAGATTATGTTGCACGATGGGCGCAGCATAGCAGCCGTATTGAACAATTCGGTCAGAAACTTGGGGAGAACTCAAAGACCCTTTGGGATAGATCAAGGGAATCAACCAGAGATCGTAGGACGATTGACTATATCACAGCAGCACAAGAGCGAGTCGAAGGCTACTATCCGAATGATCCGATTGTAAAAGGAATGGCAACGCTGAATATCTGGTCATCTGGACTTCAGCTTGGAAACCCTGCCTCATCCATGCTGAACTTCTTTGGTGGAACAACTCTCAATGCGATGGTTGGACAACCGGGTGCGCTTTCAAGTTATGTTTCATCCTTCGCAGAACTTCGTAAGCTTGGAAGAGAACTCAAAGATGCAAGAGAAAAAGGTATCGTATCACGCGACTTGATGAACATCGTTGGCGACCATCAAGTTGTTCTTGAGTCAAGTGGACTCGCTAAAGCAGGACAGAAAACAACCGACTTCTTGTTGAAGTGGTCTGGGTTTACACCAGTAGAGCAAATGGTCAGAACTCAAAGCATGATTATCGGAAAATCATTTTTGAGGAAAACACTTTCAAGTCTATCCAAGAATCCCAATAGTTCATTTTCTAAACAAGCATTAACATGGTTGAACCGAAACAACATTGACGCTGACAAGCTGATCGTTGAGCAAGGCACAGGGCCAGAGACGGACAAACTACTCCGCTACTTCGCTAACATCTCACAAGGAAGCTACACGATTTCTCAAACTCCAATCTTCACAGATACACCTATCGGAAGGTTCTTGTTTAAGTATCAGAAGTTCTCGACTCAAGTAATGCGTCAAAGCTGGAAGAATACATTTGAGCCAGCATGGAAAGCAGTAACCAACAAGAATGAAACTCTTCAACTTCCAGACCCAACTCGCCAATTACTATATCGTTTGAGATTGGCAGAAGCAAAAGAGCTTGGTGACAATCGTAAGATTACACTCGATGAGATACCGAAAAAGGTAACGAAAGCAGAAGGCAAGGCACTCACTATTATTCCTGTGATGATGTGGCTTGGAGCTTCATATGTCGGAGGTGAAGTGATCCTTCGTATGCGTGATATGCTTTTCGGTGTGCTGATGAAGGGGCCAGACTACGAAGATATTATCAAGGCATTTGAAGATGACGAGGATGACGATGAACTCTATCTGTCTCTTGAACGCGCATGGTATAACCTAATTGGCATGGGTGCGCTTGGACTCATCGGGAATTACGCTCAGTTCTTCATGGACTGGCAGGATCGTGAACGGGTAAAGAATCCTCTTGATCCTCCTGCTCTCAGCATCTTCAAAGAGACTGCAACATTTATTCAGAATGCTGTAGATCAAGGCAAGATCACAGTTGGAGATGTTAATAACTATCTCAACCGAACATTCTCTGCATACCGAGTTTCACAACGCTTATATCAAACGGCAGCGAGTGGATTGGGGTATTCAGACGCTCCAACAGTAGCAGAAGAAATGTTCAGAAGAGAGGTTGCTTCGATCAACAAGTATGCTCGTAGATGGGCATCAAGTGCAGGCTTGGAATACCGGACTAAACGCCCAATGGATATTGCCCCAAGCAAGATGACTCCAATCAACAGAGAGATTGCAAATTATCTCCAGCGCGGTGAACCCGGAGCAGCGGCAGCATACGCAAAAGAGTATCTGAAATCACTTCCCAAAAAAGAACGGGCGAATGCAATTCAGAGTATGGAATCGGGCGCAAGGAATCGTCAACCATTGCGACTTGGAAGTGGGCCAATGGATCAAGCAGAGAAAACGGCATTCAAGAAATGGCTCAAAGAAAAAGTGAGCAAAGAAAAATTTGATGAGATTCAGAAGCTCGATAGCCAGTATCAAAAGAACTACAATATATTTTTGAACAACCTTCCGAATAAATAAGGTTGACACCCGCAGAGGCTCATGTAATCTACCTCCGCAGCTTGTTGCTGTTTCGTGTTATTCATTAGGGGACGCACCTCGGACTAAAATCTGGGGTGCGTTTTCTGTTATCGGAAACGATAATAAAAAAAACTACAAAAAACTATTGACACGATAATCGTGGAATGTAGATTCGCCTTGTGAACGGCACAACACCCGTCCATAAAACACTAATGAAAGATAAACCTACACCTACAAAAGCAACCGCTCCAAGTGAGCTTCAAAAAGAAATCTACCTTCGCCTTATTTCTGCTACAGCAGGAGACGGCAAGTTCGATCTCGGCAACCTGGCAAGTGCATCAACAGTCATCAAGATCGGCGACCACCTCAAAGGCGTGTCGGAAATCCTTTCGGTCTGCTTTGAAGGCAAGCTCCCAGTTACCGAATAATGGACGACATATATCGTATTCGCCGACCATCTGACGAACCTGACAATGACGATCACGAATAATTTTTCGCTTCCTGCACCCATGTTCCGCGCCTTGTCCCATAACGGGTATATGGCAGGAACGAAGAAGGCAGACATCTCGGTGACAACCTTGATTGGCCCACCGAAAATCAACCAACTCAAGAAACGCTACGCTGACCAGATCGTGGAAGACGCATCCGACAGGGTGTGGGCATTGCTCGGTCAGTCAGTTCACAAAGTTCTTGAATTGGCCGGAGGAGAGGAAGAGATGACTGAGAAGCGTCTCTACAAAGAGATCAATGGTTGGACACTCACAGGTCAGACTGACTTGTATGAGACAACTAACCAAACTATCTCCGACTTCAAAGTCACCTCGGTATTCTCCTTCCTCCTCGGAGGAAAGACAGAGTGGGAAGCTCAGATCAATCTGAACGCTATGCTCTGGAGAGAGTATGGATACGAAGTCAAGAAAGGTCAGATCGTAGCTATCCTTCGGGACTGGCAGGCGAGCAAGGCTGAGTTTGACAAAGAGTATCCCCAGTGTGCAGTCCACATAGTAGACATACCATTGTGGGATAACGAAGAGGTAATCCGCTATGCTACAGAGAGGATCAAACTTCACCAAGCGGCGGCTACCATGCCAGACGATACCATTCCGTGCTGTGAACCAAAGGAACGCTGGGCAAAACCAGATACCTTTGCTATCAAGAAGGACGGGAACAAACGAGCAGCAAAAGTGTGCGAGACATTTGAGGAAGCGCAACAACTCCTTCCTACCTATGGCGCGAAACACTCAATCGAAAAACGAAACGGCGGGGATATGCGATGCGAGCGTTACTGCTCCGTAGCACCCTTCTGTCACTACTACAAAGCAACATACAAATCAAATGAGTAACCAATTAGACGGCCTTGAGCCAAAAGACATCATCAAAAAAGTAACAGGGAAGATCACTAAACTCTTCCCAGAGAAGCAACACGAAGGCAACTACGGCCCATACACCATTCAGAATGGTGAGATCGAAGTGGATGGTAAAACCTACAAACTCGCCTTTTGGAAGAACACGCAACCAGAATCTGCCAAGGGTAGGACAGTCACCTTGTCCTCGACTCGCGGGAAGCATGGTATGAACGGAGTTACATTTGAGGAAGAATCCTACAAGAACAAAGAAGGTCAGCAGATTCACAACCAAGTCATAAAGGTTTCAGCTTCAGCGAAGGTGGAATACGATGGCGTGAGTGAAGAGCCTGCCCGTGTCGCATCTTCTGCAACACCCAAGAGTATCGTAACCGATAATCCAGAGCAGGAATTGGATCGGATCGTGGAGACTCATGTCTATATCGACTCCTTGGTACGTATGGCTTATCTCGGCAAGGTAACAGATGAAGAGACTCTTCGGGCGTATGTCTCATCGGTTTTCATCGAAGCTAACCGGAAAGGCATCTCCATCTCCAAGTCAGAACCAAAGTCTGAACCTAAAGTGGAGGAACCTAAATCGGATGAACTTGATCCCAAAGATTGGGCATCTGTCCTCGTTCCAAGTGGATCGCAGAAAGGTAAGAAACTCGGTGAGATTGGCAAGCCTGCACTCACTAAACTCTACCAATTCTACTTGGAGAAAGGATTCACAACTCCATTCGCCAAGTGCGTAGAACAAGCCGCGCAAGACTTCAGCCTCGATGCTCCGATAGAAGAAGCAGACGACATCCCGTACTGATTCCGTTCTCCTCAGAACACCTAACCTAATAACACCAAAATGAAAAAGAAACCAGAATTAGAATTGTTCAGTCCAACTCAAGAGGGAATCATTGTCCCTCTGTCCACATACCTTCGCCAAATGGGCGAGTTCGTTAAGACCGAATGGCCGGGTATCAACATCACCGAAACCCACATCAAGAAGGCATGGCAGAAAGTATTGAAGAATGAATATCTTGAAGACGATGCGCCAGACGAGATGTTGGAGATGTTTGAGAAGATGTCAGCAGACTTGGACATGGCCGAGGAAATGGCAGAAGAACGCCTTGCCAATCCAATAGTGGAAGAAGCTGAAGAAGTTGAGGTTGAACTGACCGAAGATGAACCAGTTCAAAGCGAATCCCTCGCCCTTGTGGAGAGTGTTAAGAACGGGCTTGAACTCTCATCGTTCACCAAGAAGTTCGACATCGGATCAGGCATGACTCAGTGCGTTCCTAAAGGTGAAGTAGATATGAAAGACTGGGTGGCAGCCTTCGCCTTCGGTCTTACTTTGGAATCGGGCGCGCAATGGATCATTGGCGATTCAGTGGTAGCGTTGGAGAATGCGGGGCATGAGGATGTGGTGAATCAACTCTGTGCTAACTTCAAAAAAAGTTATCCAACAGTCTCCGGTTACGCCCGTGCTTGCCGCGCCTTCCCCGCCGACAAGCGTGATCCTGCCCTTCCATTCACAGTCTATCGAGAGATTGGCAACGCAAACTTCGGAGATGACAGCACCAAAAAACAGCAGGAGCTTCTTGAAGCAGCAAAAACCGAGAAACTATCCTCGACTGAAGTTAGGAACCGAGTGCGTAGCGAGCAAGGTAAAGACGACAAACCATCCGGTCATCGTTTCCTTCTTCTCAATGTCGGGAACTTCAGTAACTCTGAAGTCCTCCGCTCCATGCCGCAAGAGGTAGAGGAACATCAGCTATTGATCGACTTGTCCGATAAGTCATGGTTTGATCCAGCAGAAAACGAATGGCTGAAATTTCTGAAAGAACAATAATTTATGTCAGAACCAACACAACAAAACGAAACCTCGAAAGCTATCCTTGAAGCATTTACCTTCATCAAATCAGCCGACGAGACACTAAACGAACGAGTCCACGCAATGGCAAGCCTGTTGCATACAGCATCAATGATGGTCATCAAATCAGAATCCCGTAAGGGTGAGGGGTTTGAATGCATCAAGTACCTGGAGCTGGCATTCATGTATTACCAGAATGCACAATTCCGCAAGCGGTTTGATAAGGAAGAGGAGAAAGAAGAAACTCCTCGGATCATCAGTTAACCATTCGGACAACAAAAAAGCCCACCTTGGATTTCTCCTTGGTGGGCTTCTTGCTTTTTAGATTAGGCTACTTCTTTTGGAGCGAGTGAGATTGTTGGATCAACCTCACCATCTGCCAAAACATCGAGCCTCTTCAACTTGGTATCTAACTTTTCACAGATGGATTCCTCAATCCCTACACCCGCTGCATACACGATGTATTGCAGGGACTTTGATTTGCCTCCTGACCTATGAACCCGGCCTAAGACCTGTTTCAAGTCGAAAACGGAAGGCGAAGGCATGATTAGAGCAACACGGGGATGATTGCCGTTGAGATCGTGGAGGTTTAATCCTTCTCGGCAGGCTTGAATGATACCAACGATAACCCGTGCATCATCTCGCTGGAACGCATCAATGTTACCCCGTCTTTCCATTTCATCCTGTCCTCCGTGGATTGAGCAGGTTGTCTTTAGCTCATCCAGAATGAACTTGCGTGTCTCTGAGTAGTTGACCCCAACGAATACTGAATTGCCTTCTTCAATCATGTCTCTCACCATAGCGCAAACCGCCGGGGCTTTGTGGAGTTCGATTCTTTGCCTTGCACGGGTCTGTTCTGCCAGCACATTGGCCGAGAAGTTTTCCAATCCTCGCAACTCCTCGATTCGGTTGCAGAGGTCATCATATTCACCCGCGATCTTTTTAGCATTATCCATGTCGAATGCTTTAGCCTTAATCAGCGTCTCAGGGAATGCGTCACCGAGGTCAGAGTGTCTAAGCCGATTGCCTCGTTCGGGGTAGATACGGCTATGGAGTTTCTTCAATACCGAATGACCTCCTGTGAATTGCATTCCAAAGCGGGTCTTCCTGCATCCGTTCTGACTGAGGAATCGGAAGTAGTCTTTCCCGCCTTGGTGTAGACCGAGGAACTGACCTAATGCCCACAATTTAGTTGGATCGTCGGCAATGGTAGCAGACAGAGCAACAGCAGGGATGTTTTGGACTACTGAGTCCCGCACAAGGTAAGCGTTTTGCGTTGCCTCGCCTTTGCCACGATGAACCTCATCGAAGATCAGCATGACATCAGCGGGGAGCATGAAACGGAACTCTTTCTTTTTATCGCAAGTCCATCTTCCTAACTGACTCTTTCCGGTCTTAGTCCACTCCCATCCACAAATCTCGAAGACCTCGACTCCCATCATCTTCGCGGCCCGATGCCAATCTGTAGTGATCGGTTTGGGACAGATAACCGCAATGCGTTTGCCGAGTTCCCGCGCAATACCTAAAGCACAGAATGTTTTACCAACACCCGTGGAATGGCCGAGGAGGGCGCGATTGTATTTATTCATCGAGGCAACGCCCATCTGCACCGAGGTAATCTGATACTCTAACAAGCCTTCGGGGTGGAGCAGAGGAACTAAATCCAATTCTTGAATCGCTTCTTGTTGAGTATCGGTTACGATAATCTGCTTAAATTTCAGATCGTCGCCAGACCACCAAGTAAGTTGCCACTCATCGCGGAATTTTCCGAGTTGGATGCCAGCGTCACCCATCTGCTTTTTGAATAGCTCTTTATCTTCGCCGTAAACTTTCCAGAAAGCCTGCTCAATGGGTGCTTTCTTGAGGAGTCGGACTCCTCGTTTTGTATTTAGTTGAATGGGTTGCGACCACTCGACGGTGGCCATTAAATCGTGGATGTTCATGGATTCCTCCTTGCTCTTTCGAGTGCCGCCTTGCACTGCATCATCAGGAGCGTGTCACCCTCTCCATAGCAATCTAAGACTGCCTCCAGGGCTTCCATTAGCTCGCGCTTCACGGACTCACCAGATAAATGAGTGTCCTTAATACGAAAGAGGGGTTTCTGTTTGTGCATGGTGTATGTTCTCATTTCTTTTTTGGAATGAATGTGGATTTGAATTTAGGTGTTGCGGTTTTAGCTACCGAATCCCAAAGGCGGATGTATGCCTCCGGTGGAAGGCAAGTGGACTGAGTTACTGTTTTGTGTGGTGTTATTTTCATTTTAGTTTTGTGTGTAGTGGAGGGAAATTATTTGACAATATATCAGTGTTTTGACAATATAAAACTATGAACAAAACACCCGAATTGAACGCCGAAAAGTTGGGCCGTGGAAAGGGACGAAAGAAGTGGGACATGGAGAAAATCGAGACTCTATTCATGG